TCCGGACCGGAGTCCGTCATCTCCGTAGAGCTAGACCAATTATTTTAAAAATAATTGCTTTTACACTACTTATAACAGAATCTAAGTTTTACTTATTTTCTGAGTTATTTGGTGTAGAATGCGAGAAAGTTTTGAACTTTCTTTCCGTTGTAACGATTTATCGTTATCTAGAAGGGAGAACATATCATTAAATGACATGATCTGTCTAATAGAATTACGAGTTAATCGATTCCTATAATAGATCGGACTACCGTCCGAGCTAAGTTTAGTTCTATCACTTCTCTCTATAATCGTGTGAGTCCCAACGTCGTCGATACATTCAATGAAATCGTCAACGATGAGATCTCGCGATATAGGGAACAACTCTGACCCGTCGAAGAAGGTAAGATCCTCGGCCCCGTTCATGATTAACATCATTTTACGCGACTGAGTTTCCGAAACCTTATCGTTGAGCATATCAGAAATGACTAGCCTTGTTTGCTTTGCCAACTCTCCTCTTGGGATTTTATTCCATGGACAAGTAGCAGATGCTAAATAAGCTAGTGCTTCTTCAGATAAATAGGTCTGGTCACCCTCGGCATTTAGCTGAGGCGCCGGCCATTCTGGGAAGCTTGCTTCAATTAAAGCCAAGTTAGGTTTAAAACTTAAGTTGGCCAGGGTCAGGACTTTTGGACTGGACGAGTCACTAGGATAGTTACGTCGCCAGGTCTCTCGCAATAATGCGCCTAAGCCGCTCGGATATTCCGATGCATCCCTGAATAGGGATGGTGATGCTGGGGTTAATTCCTCACCACCGACATAGACACGTTTTGCGAATTCAGCGGAGGACGGTGATTCTAGGTCTAAGGGATTCAAATCTGAAATTAAATTGTCAGGTCCAAACCCTTTAGATTCCGAGATAGCCATTCCACAAAACATTTGAACTGCTTTGCAGTAAATGTTTGCGGTGACCCCTCCAATGAATGCTGAGTCATCGCCCAAAACGAGATACTTAATCTCGCGAGCTGTTTGATCGAAAGGATAGATTATAGGTGTTCCTTGAAATCGGAAGCATGTTCGGATTAAGAGATGATGCCATAGGTCGAGCATAGCCCATGAGGTTTTTGATCCCATAGGTTGGCCTGTTCCATATTGGACCATCCCTTTTCCGTTAAGTTTAGGAAATTGTCTGTTAGCCATTAGGCATGCCCAATGTTTAGCAAATTCATTTCCAAACATACACGCTACTATTTCGCGTAGAAGCTCCACCGGTAATAGGTTAGTTGCTTCAGTTAGATCTTTAGAATATATCTTCAGATCCGACCGAGTCCAACCCTGAATGATATCGGTCGCTCGATCTTGATCGAACGTCCCATCCTCCTGGATCTTATTTAATAAGTCGAAGAGATAATCATTCATACCACTAAGAGCGCTTTGCGTGAAATAGTCTACGATAGCGAATACTCTTACCTTCGCCCCAGGTTCTTGTTTTAAACTGAACTTGGAGTGTTTAGGAGGATATTCAGTAGCAATTTCAATGTCACTCGGGACTTCTTTCTCGAAAGCGTCCAGAATCGATGTCAATTTTAAATTGCCAGTGATCCTCGACATTTCTCTTACACTTCTGTACAGTGCTGG